GTGCCTTATAAGAGGCAAAGTTAAATTCTGGTGCATTGTAGTTTTGAACAACCCATTCAACACCTTTTTTCTTAATCATATATTTGATCTGCTCACACTTTGTCATATCTCTATTATACCTTACGTTTTTGATAGGTTCAATATGTGTTCCTTCAAAACTTGTCATTCCAGCATGACACAACTTCCTACACTTCCATGCTTGTGATGGATCAGTCTCTTTAATAAGTGTCGGTTGTTGAGTTGACTTAATGAACTCAAACTTCTTTTGTATCATCTCTTTCGTTTTTGGCAAGTCCTTATCTTGAAAATGGACAGTAAAAGGACCACCATCATTGATAAAATAAATAGTAATAAGAAAAGTTTTTGCTTCTGGAAATCTATGAGACATAGCAAGGTGATACATGCGAAGTTGGGCATCACGCCAGAGTTTCTTTTGGTCCTTAGTCTCTCCTGTGGCCCAATCTAAACGCTTCCCAGTCTTCCAGTCAATAATCTCATACACACCATCTCCAAGGTCTGTAACGAGGTCTACGGTGCCTTTCATGGACAAATAACCGTCTAGTTTAGTTCCGTCTGGAAGTTCATGCTCATACCTTGCCCAGTCTTCTTTTATTTCAAAATCAAAGTGAGGTTCGGCAGCAACTACATCCATATTTCTTGGATCAAACATACCATTCTTAATGGTCAATGCTCTCCAAGTCCAGTTTTTACAATCTTTTAAATCTGCACCAGTCCATTTATGATGACTAAATGCTTTAGTATAATAGTTATAAACTTTATCTACAAGTTCTTCTAGATATGCTGCTCTATAATCAGCAGTTTTAGTTTCACCTACTACATCATCAATAAAAGTTTTTTTACCATCTTGTGCTGCTTTTTTAGCAAGTGCTGCTATTTCTAGTACTTTATGAACAATAGTTCCTTTATCTGCCTTCTTATTACTTGGACCTCTCCATCCAAGAAAGTATTCTACCAAATATTGTTGTGGGCAGAATCTATGACAGTTAAAAGAACTACTTCTAAAATAAACGATTGGGATACCCATTAACTCACCTTTGATCTAAAGGGATGAATTCTATTTTCTGTAATAATCTTATACAATGCTTTAGTTGTAGTGTCAATATCTCCTTCTGGTAATAGATAATCGCATAGAGATAAATCTACTTGTTCACTACTATGTGTATCTTTACCATTTACAATGTCTCTTGGTAATCCAAATACAATACCACCTTCGTTTTGAACACCCTTAATCTCATTGGGAAATCTTACATCAGAAATAAGTGCAAGTTCTGGTGCATCTTTTTTAATCCTACGAAGACATGCATCTAACCATACATTCTCATACATTTTTCTACAGATATCAGAACCAAAGTATTGTAAAACTTCTCTACCAGTCATTGGTCCGGGTTCATGGTATGTAACACCAAATGCTTCACACCCAGCATCTAAATAACCATGAGAGAAAATGTTTGTTGTAGTTATTCCCGGCATGTTCTCCCACAGTAGATGAGTAGGAGAATTCTTTTCTTCATTAGTTCCATAAACCTGATTAGGTTCAAGCCCTAATACATCAACAGCAAACTCTTTCAATACATCTGCAAAAGCATAAATCTTACAAGGACTAAAACTTTCTAGAAGTTGAGAAATATCAACATACTCTTCAGTAAGAGGTATCCAATCGCAATCAGATACCGTCTCACCAAAAAGATCTGAAACTAATATATGACCTTCTTCACTCAGACTTGCATTTTTACATACTCCATACTCATGGAACTTAAGCATCTGTAAAAAATTACAGCATGTATTTTTACCGCTTTGCTTTTTTCCAGCAAATCCTAGAATCTTTGTCATTTATAATAATCCTTTGCTTCTAAAACATGTGGTAAAATTAAACTGCGAATGTCATTCAGGTTCATTTCGCCAATATCATTTGTATTGATAACTGGTTTATAAATCCTGTATTGACTTGAGCATGTATCAATGATCTTAGCAGCAGCATTTTCTCCCGCCTCATCATTATCCATAAGAATAATCAAAGACATAGCACCAAGACCATCTAATAAATCCTTTTGAGATTGATTAAGTGCTGTTCCAAATATCGCAACTGCATTATGAATACCTGCCTCTTCTAATCTCCAAACATTTCCTGGTGATTCTACAATAACAGCAACACCAGACTTTGCGATATGCTCTTTTGCATACCAGTAATTATACAACCATTTTTCCTTCTGGAAACCTTTTGAGTGTCGCCATTTTGGAAAAAACTTACACCTTTCTTCTGGATCATGATAAAACTTACATTTTTTACATTGTCCAAAAATACTTCTACCACTAAAACCTACAATATAATCCATGTTATGAGAATAAATAGGGACAATACAGCGGTTATACATCTGTTTGCCCCTAGTTGAACAGAAACCAACATCGTACTTATCTAGTATCTCCGCAGAATATCCTCTATCTAAATAGTATTGTGCAGGGATTTCTGTCTTGGATCTATAAAAGTCTCTAGTGATGATAGTTTCTGGTTTATCCTCTTCCTCTCCAAACATAGTCCAAACCATAGTATTGAACTGTTTCATTTCTAATACAGTGTTACTTTTCTGTTTGATATCACCAAACTTTTGCCCAGTAATCTCAAGTAGAAAATCAACTGTTTCTTTAAATGTTGCCTCTCGGTCGCCAGACTTTTCCCATTCGTGTCTAGCCCTAGATAAACAACCTTTAATAAAACCAATCATAGTTTTACCAAAATGGTCTTCACAACTATGAGTCCTGCATTTCCAATGAACTACATGATCTCCAGCAGGATAAAAGTTACAAGCAACTGGATTATCTCCACCATGCACTGGACAACATGATTTAATAAGTTGATCATTTCTATACTTGATATCAATGTGAAAGAACTCATAGATGTTATCAATGAACTCTACGGCATCCCAACATAGTTGTTCAAGTTTTGCTTGATCATTATAATCATCAGAATGGGACATCTTCTTTGTCACTTTGGAATTCCTCATCGTCGTCAACATAATTACCACCATCCTCTAGTTCTTTAGCAGTAAGACCTTCTTCTAAATGAGCAAACTGACCTTTCATCTTTACATTGATGTAATCCTTATCTTCTAGACCCTGACCATGACGGGCGATAATAGGAACCAACTTCCGATTCCCATGTTCCTCACCATCCTGTGCGATCTCTTCATCTGACTTAACCTTATAGATAGTAAAGTTAGAACATAGCCAAATGATTCTATCTGATCCCGAAGCAGCATCTGTGCTCTCCTTGGTGATACCATCACGATTCAACTGTATAAATGATAATATAGGAACGCCATATTTCAAGGCAAAATTATGAAGTGCTGTCATCATAAATCCAAGAGCCTGAAATTCTGCAACATCTTTAATATCTGCACTATTCATCAACTTCAAGTAGTCATAAATAATAACACATTGCTTTGCAGTGCCATCAGGGTTAAGACCTACATGCCTAGCCAACCATCTTCTCATAATTGCTAGTTGGTCCTCAAATGGTTTACCACCAATATTAATGTGATAATAAGGAACACCTTTTACTGCTTGTGTTTTATTATAAACTCTATTCTTACATACTGCATCACTATCAAACTGACCTGATTCAATAGCGTTAATAGCAACTTGTGACTCAGAAGCAATAGCACGATTACGGAAATCATTAAACATCATTTCTGTATCAAGGTCTAATACAGGAACGCCTTGTTTAGCAATATTCATTCCCATATTCTGGGCCAAGAGTGTTTTTCCAGTCTTTGGCCTTGCACCAATGACATTAACAGTGCCACGGCGAAGTCCACCACCAATAGCAAAATCATAACGTGGGAAACCTGTTGGAACCCCGACTTGTTCAACTTTGTTTTCTGCAAGTTCATTTAAGTACTCATCAATATCTTCAAATAGTTGTTTAGGATTTTCATCACCACCATTTATCAATGACATAAAATCAAAGATAGATTCTTCAGCAATACCTAAGATATGAGATAGTGGTTCATGACCTTTGAGATGTAAATACTTTTCTCTAGTAATCTCTAGTTGATCATAAATCTTTTTAGAGATATTTAACTTACCAACAATCTGTGCAAAACTTCTTAAATTTGTTTTATCTACAGGAAACTTGATAATACTTGCCAAGTGTTGTTGTTCTGATTTACTAGATAGAAACTCAGAAACACCAATAGCTTTGGCAGCAGATAAGATAGATGCTAAATCTACCGTAGTCTTTTCTTCTACTGTAAATATAT